GACCATTCATAACTTTACTAAACTCAATAAAGTCAAAATCAGCGCCTTTAGCCGCCATTTCATCGCTTTTAGCAGCAAATTCAGCAGCTGTAAGTTTAGCTTGTTCTTGTACTGTTTTCTTGTCAAACACTACAATGTTTTCGGTTTCTCTACCTTCATTTTTACCTTGACTAATATTAGTGTCCGTGAATCTTGCTGCTTTTATTCCTTTTCTTTTAAGCGCTACTGCTAATTTTTCAAGATCTTTTTTAGAAAATGATTGCTCAAATCTAGGATCAATAAGTTCATACAAGCTAGATTCGTCTACTTCGTATCCAGCTCTTGGCTTAATACCTAAAGCGTTAATAACATCAAACACTTGATCCTCTGTTGCAATAGATGTTTCATCTATTTTAAAACTGCTAACCTCTCCTTGATTACCTTTAGCATATGCGGCAGCTTGCTTTTGATCTTCCGAAAAATACGCAAAGCCATCGATGTCTTTAACTGATTTTATATCGCCACCATGAAATATTCTAACCTCACCTGGCATTGTATACAATACATTACTTTTAGTTCTAGCTAAAGTATCATCAAAATCAAATACACGTATTTTTTTAGGTGACTTAGAAAACTTAAGAGATGTTCCGTTGTCAATAGCTTTCTGCTGAGCATCAACGGTGTTTAATTGTTTAAAATCAATAGATTTTTCTAAAGCATTTCGGCTTTTTATAGCGCTTTCTCTTTCCGTTATTAAATCTTCAGCCGGCTTTAAATCGTAAGTATATACAAAAACTTGATCCTTATTTGCTAGTAATCTTATTCTTAAATCTTTATTAGGATTGTTTTTACCAAATTGATCTACAAAATCTAAAGTTTCTCTGTTTTCAAGCCATTGATCATGGAACTCTAAAATTCCATCAATTTTAAAAGAAAGTTCTTTTTTTGTATTATTTTCAAACCCAAGTTCCGCGATTTCAAACATACTAGTACCATTGTCTGCTAAATGCTCGCCTTTCATATTTCCCTGGGGACCATCTTTAAAAGTTATATATTTTAAACCTGTTAAAGACCTAAGACCTGCAGTGGCATTGGTTTGTGCTTGCAGTATACTTATAAAGGACTTAGGAGATATTTTCCCATCTTGAACTAAATTAACTAACTTAGTTATTATATATTTAGCTAATATTTTGTTTTGTACATTAGCTGCTTCAATTTCAGGAATTAATTTTTCATATTCCTTCATTTTTTGTTCAGCTGTTATATCTTTATTTAATATACGGCTAATTTTTCCCATAACTCCTGTTTTAGAATTCATAGGTGAAACCTCAGCTCCATTGTAATTAATTGGTAAACCAGAGCTTTTAGGTTGATTTTTTATCATATCAACCTTAGTATCATAAAAATCACCTTTGGCTCCTGGAATAATTTCTCCGGTAATCTTGTCTTTTTTAGTTTTTGCAGAGTCAAGCAGCCTATTAAAAAACCCTAACCCATCAAACCCTATTATATTAGTCACGTCAGAGCCTAAAGAGTTGGCTACTATAACCATATCTTCCGCTAATGCTTTTCTAATAGTTAATTCACTTTTACTTGTTATAGCTCTTTTAACTGAGTCTTTAATGCTTTGCGGTATAATTTTTGAGCCTTGTATGGATTGTAAAAATCTAAGCTCTTTCCCATCAGGGACCAAACCTATGTCGAAGGCTTTTCTAACAACGCTTCCCAAGCCCTTTGTATCAATATTGTCCATTCCTGGTAAATTAACCAATATATTTCCGTCAACATCAACAACTTCGTCTATACCGTTTTTTATACCAAGTTTCACTAACTTCCCTACATAAGGCAATGCGCCTTTGCTAAACTTAACTGTACCTCTTTCTACATCTCTTGTAACTTCTTGCACGTAATTATCTGCTAAAACAACACCTAAAGCTTTTTGATTACCCTCAAGCGCTTTTCTTATATCGCTATCTTCATTTTGTAATTCCGTAGTAAATATATCAAAAGATAATTCTTCTGCCATAGCTTTAGCTAAAGACTCTTTACGACCTCGTATAGGCGCTCCAGACTCGTCTATAATATAACTTAAATATGTTTTATCATCTAAGTTTTTAAACGCGTTAGGAAGTCTTCTAACGATCTCTGCTCCAGATGTTCTTCCAGCTTGCTGTGTCGATGTTTTTTCTCTATCAATCTTTTTACCTTGCCAATCCGAAGTAAAACTACCATTAACTTGCTTTTGCACAGCTCCAGGCATTGCACCCATAAGCCAAGTTGTAGTCATATTTTCTAATACAACTCTTTTATTCTTAATTAAAAATCTTCTTAGTTGAGCATCTTTTTTACCACCCATCGCTTTTTTAAAGTCAATGTCAGCTTGCTTACCCATATTCTTTTTAATTTCTGCTACAAGAGGTGTTACAGTTTTGTTTATAGATACCTTAGTATCTAATTTAGACTTTAAAGTTCTTACTGTTTTAAGTACTTTATCCTTTATAGTATTAACCGTTTCGGTAGGTAATGTATTGCTTTTTAATATATTTCTATACTTAGGCTTGTCTGCTTTAGGTGCAGATGTTTCCTCTACTGCAACTTTTTCAGCGGCTTCTAAACCTTTAGTAATACCTTCTTCAGCGCTTTTAATACCTAATCTTTCCGCTAAGTTATTAGCTCTTAAAAAAGCTCTATTTACTATAAACTTTTCAAGATCTTGCTTACCTGTAAATTCATCAAATACCATGGACTCAATGTCAGAACGCATTGATTCTTGAAACATTTGTCTGCTAACATTCTTTTTAGCATCTTCTGCTATAGGATCATATAAAGCCTTAGTTCTATTAGTAACAACTCTATCTACAACAGGTTTAATTTCTTGTAATACTTTGTTTTCTAGCCTTGTTTGCTTAGCGCCTTTGACAAAATCTTTATTAAATTGCTTAGCTAAAGCCTCTCCTTTGGATGCTTCTTCTTTTATTTCAGCAACATCAGACCTAAGTTGAGTGTCTTGCTCAGGTGTTAATTGCTTACTTTCTTTAATTCCAGGTTTTGATTCTTGAGCTTGCTCTGAAACAAGCGATCCTGTCGCTCCCTTTTTGCTAATTTCTTTTTGAGCTTTAGTTAATTTCCCTTTTTCTATACTTTTGTTATAATCTTTAACAAAATTATAAACGTCTTTGCCGTTATTAAATTTAACTTTTACACCTAAATTTTGTAAAGTTCTACGAATAACATCGCCAATTTTTGTAAATACGCTTTCATTAAACTGTATATCACCAGTAGCAATAGCATCAGAAAATAAAGTTAGAACTTCTTCAGATTGAGTAGCTTCATCCATATCTTTATAGCTTTCTAACCTTTTTGCAAAGTTGCTATCTTTGACCTGGGTAGCATCAATTTTGTTTATATATTCGTTTAAAGATTTACCTAAAGCTACTTGTGTTTCAGGTGAGTTTTTAACGGTTTGGAATAGTAGACCGTGTAGAAATTCGTGGGCCGCTACGTTAACAGCATATTCTTTTGCTGCAACTTCTTTGTTTATTATGATTATTTGCTCACCTGTTTTTGGATCTTGATAAATAAACCCTTGTTGTTGTGATGCTTTTTTGCTATCTACATCAATATTGTTTTCTTCAATAAAATTTGATATAGCTTCTGCATTGTCAAGAGATTCAACTTTTAGCCCTTTCACATCTTTAGTTAGTTTTTCTACCGTTTTTACCTGGGTTTCTAAACTGGATATAACGTTTAATTCGGTGTTAATCTCTTTGATTCTGTCTGTTTGATTTCTAACTAGTTCAGGGTCTTTGTTTTTAATTTCTTTTTCAATATTTTGCTTTTCTTCAACTAAATTAAATATTTTTTCTTTAGCTGCAGTTGAAAAGTTGGAAGGTATTTTTAAATTAGCGTTTCTTGCGTCTAATATAGATTGCTTTTTTTCTTTAAGCTCTTGTATTTTAGATGGATTAGTTTCGGTTTTAAGTATATTGTCTATTTCTGCTGATTTTGTGTTAAAAAAAGCTTCAGCGCTTTCAGGGTTTAACTTTCCAGCTACTATCCTATTTAAAGTTTTAACTTCTTGTATAGTTTGAGTAACAACATTACCACCTAGACCAGTCATTGCTGATACTAAAAAACCGGTTCCCCCTGCTTCAAATAGCTGCTCTTTGTCTAACTCGCCACCTGCAACACTTGCTGAAAGAACTTCTTGTAAAACCTCTGTTATAGCTTCTGTAGCGCCTGTAGAAAAGTTTCTTATAGTTTGACCACCAACTCTTTGAGCATATCTTTTAATACCTGTTCTTAGTATAGAAGCCGCTCCTTCGTTCGTTAGATTGCTTAAAAGCTTGCCAGCTCCTAACCTTTCCAATTGTCCAGCTAGAAAACCACCTGCAACAGATTTTGTAACTAAAACATCAATAAACTCATTGTCGCTAATAACATTTTTAAGCATGTCTTGAGTTATCTCTTCTTCGTCGCTTAAGCCGTACTTTTCTCTAATTTTATTATTTATACCGTCAACATACATCCCACTACCCATTTGAATAGCGTTACCAACTCCAGCTGTGAGTATTGCAATACCCATTTGAGGAAGTAATTGTTTTCCAACCATGCTAACACTGTTCTCTAGCATATTGTCGCCCTTCATAAAGTTTTTAAACTCGTCAGTCCCATAAGCAGATGTAGCCAATTGCTGATCCGCAACGTCTATTAATCTTCCTCTAATAGATAAATCTTCTGCTTCGGTTTTTTTATTTACGCTATTTTCATAATCTTGAAAAGTTCCTTTTGTGACGCCGGAAGGAATTGTTTGATTTTCGCTAGTTATTTTAACGAACTTAAAAGCATTAGCTAGATCATCTTCTGACTCTCTCCACCAACCTTTTTGAGACTTAATATCTTCGTTGGCCCCTAAACTTGCTTGCTCTTCAGTATAACCTTCTTCGAGGTATTTATTTTTTATTTTGTTTGTTTCTTTTCCTTTAAAATCATCTAATTGAGAAATAAATCTTTCATTCATTTGTATAGCTCCGTATACTCCCGCTTCGTCTAATCCATCTTTTATTTGTTTCCCTCCAGCGTAGGTTTGCTGTATAAACTTAAACACTAGTTTACTTAGTGGATTGTTAGACGCTTGCAAGCCTCTTTCTAAAGACATTAAACCTTCCCAGTCTTTACCTCTAGTAAAAGCTTCAAGACCTACTCTACCTGTTTCATCCATTACAGAATTAAAATCTGTTATAATCTGCTTAAACTCAGGAGTAGAATTTACTTTTGAATTGACCAACGCATTGAATTGCGCGGTAGCTTCTTTAGTATAATTGTCTATATTTTCTTGGCTAACGTTTTTACTGTTTATTCCGTATTTTTCTTTTAACTTATCGTTTGCAGAATCAAATTCAAATTTAGCTTGACTTGTAGCTTGTGGTAGAATTTTATCTTGAATAGTTTTATTTTCCTTTATAAGCTTATTTATTGCTCTATCTCTAAAATTAGCAATAGATTTTTTATCATCATAATCAAAAGAGCCAAATTTATCTAACTTAACTCCTTTAGCAGATTCTTGATATATTTTTTCAACTTCTTTTCTAAAATCGTCATTTATAACTCTTTCGCTTTTTTTATAATCGTCTACATTAAAATCAGGCAAAAGTGAGCCATCTACTTTTCCTGTTTCCTCCCAGTTTTTATAAGCCTCTCTTTGTTCAGGATGGTAATACCCTACTTTAAAGTTTTTTTCTATTTCCTCAATTCGAGAGTCCGATAAACCAACTACCGACGAAGATGCCGTATCTTTTGGTTCCGTATAACCTGCTTGTGATGCTGTCATTGGCTGCACTACACCCGCATCCGCTGCAGTGCCTTGTTGAAAATTTGGATCAAGCAAGTCACCATCTTTTACTCTAGACTCAGAGTCTTTTGCGGCGTTCGATGTAGGAGCTCCTGATTGTTCTTCTAAAATATAATTAAAATCTCGCGCATATTGCTCTACGCTTACTCCATTTTCATCAGCATATTTTTGCATATCTTCAACTGATACTTTATCACCTGTTTCTTTATTTATATACATAGTATTATATTTAATAGTTATAGTTTCCTGAATTGATCGCCCCCGAAAGTGTCTAAAATTTCTTGTAAATTTATTTCATATTTATACCCTTTACTTAAATCTTTAATATTTGCCGGCACTCTTTTCCAATAGTTAACCTCAATGGGTACACCAGCTGAGTCTTCGTCTCCTTTGGGAGTATAAACATATTTTGCATTAGGATTTACTTCTTGTGTTACTTTATTATTTTTTATTATAAATGGCGTACCATCAGTTAACATATAAGTAACGCCTTTGCTAGTAGTTATGTTTTTTGAAGCGTTTTTAACGCCTTTTTCAAAATCTTTAACTATAATTTTTTTAGAATCACTTTGTGAAGGGGTAACATCAAAAGTTTTCCCTAAAACATTAGACTGTAACTCAGCTCTTTTCATCATGTCCTCCATAAATGCATCTGCTAGTATTAAGTCTTTTGTATTTTTCTGCAATTCAGTTAATCTTCCTCCGCTGTAAGCAAAATCATCACCTTTTCTTTTAAGCACATTGTTGTACAGGGAAGCTTTTTCTCTTTCTGTAAGCCCCATTATTATAGGCATCGCATTGGCTCTAAGTTTTGCTTTAAAATCTTCACGACTTATTCTAGCTCCTGTTTTTTTATTCTTGTAAACTTTTTCACCATTCTCTAAAAACTCAGAAAATTCACTAGTAAAATCATTTGAATTTAAAGTTCTAGTAATAGCGTCTGTCATTTCCTGCCCAACATCAGGTATTATATTAGGCATTTGAGTAGTGCCAACATTATCGTTTATAACATTACCTACAAATCTTTCCCCGTCTTTAGTTTTTTCATAAACATCTAAAGAAAAAACAACCTGACCGTTTTTATTTGTTTTATATTTAGCTACAGTGCGCCCTTCTGTTCTATTTGCTAACACAGACAGCTTAGCGTACAGTTCAGGGTCTGCTTTTGGATCTATAGCCCCCATAGTCCCAGGATTTTTATTAATTTGGTCAAGCATTGCTTCTTGAGCCATTGCTGTATTTTTAAGCATATTACCCATAGTGTCTCCAATAGATTGCATGCTTGTAATAAATGTTTTTTCTTCTGCTGTTCTTTTAGTGGGATCCTTAAGTAAAAGATTATTCATTTTAGACAACTGAGGCTGTAAGTCACCAAAATCAGCAGTAGGGTTTTTAGATTGCGCTTGTATAATTGAATTTTGCGCTTTCTCTACTCTTGCATCTGCATTTGCTCTAATCGCTTCTACTTTTTTAGCGTTCTCTTCATGTATTTTATTTATATTAGCAACCGTTTGACTACCTACATTAGCTAGTGTTTTTTGTAGATCCTGTTGAATCTGCATTGATTGCGTATCTATATACTGTTTTGGATTTCTATAACTCATTTTTTATTTTTTTATAATCTTAACCCCGATATCGTACTGGCTACGTTGCTTGCGTTAACCAAAGCACTCATTTGATCATTTGTAAAATTAACAGGATTAGAGCCTAAAGAAGCGGAATTATCATAAGGAGTTGACCCTTGCTGTGCTAAACCTGTTAATAGGTTACCTCCAATTCCAGCCAAACCACCAATTAAACCCGCGGTATTTGCTTGTCTAGCAGCAGAGGCCTGCATAGCTTGACCTTCGGCTCCTGCTAATTGAGCGGATACTCTATCTAGTTGTGCCATTTCTCTTTGTTCTTGCGTGTTAAACATAAATTGCTTTCCAGCAGCATCTAACCCTTGAACTCTACCACCTTCACCGATTTGTATACCTTGAATTCTAGCGCCTTCTTGCATTCTTAATTGTTGCAATTGAGCTTCTCCTGCGGCTCTTTTATCTTCGTTTTGTTTTTCCTGCATCTCTATACTTGCAGTAACACCCTTCTTGCTTTGCAATGCAGCTTGAGCTAATGCTGTTGCACCACCTGCTCCAGATCCCGTTGATCTTAAATTGTCTAAAGTATTTGCTAAAGATATATCTGCTTGCTCTACTTGCATTTCTGCTGCTTTTGTAGCAACGCTTAAATTAGCATAAGGATTTGACAAGCTAGAACTAAGGTCTACGGCTAAGCCGCTTAAGTTTTTAACACCTGAGTAAGGATTTGTTATTGCTTGTCTATTAGCTTCTAGGTTACTAAGTTTTCTTTGAAGCCTAGCTTGTTTGCGTTGAGCATCTCTCTCTGCTCTTCTTCTAGCGCCTCCGCCGAACAAAGAGCCTAAGATTTGAGTACCCGCTGATATTAAAGCAGCCGCTCCTAAGCTTAAAGGTTCCGCCATTTGAACATCGCCTTGTCCAAATAAAAATATTTCTAAAAATTCTATCATGTTATTTGTTTTATCTTCCGTATGTTGAACTTACCGCGAATAATTCTTTTAATCCACCGGGATCTGTAGTAGTATCTGTTTGCATAGTTACTGTTGTGTAGTATGCTTTTATACCTGTGTTGCTAGGTCCACTTAAAACTTGACCCGCTAAAGGAGTTGTTGAATTATTTCTTATAGCAGCAACATATCTGTTTTGCTTCCTGTCAAACCCAGCTCTGTAAGGTACGTTATTTTCAAAGTATATACCTTCATTATAACTGTATATTCTGCTATACACATTGGTATAAGTATTTAATACAAAGGTAGCATTAACGCCAACTCCACCACTCCCGTTTGCTAGTACTGTTTGAACATCTCCTGGTTGATATCCAAATCCAGGGTCAGATATTGATATTTGAGTTATGCCCCCGCTTGCAACTATATTAACTTTCATTCCAACACCGAAGCCATCCGACGAAGTTCCTACGTTATTACCTGTAACGTAAAATCCGCTTCCTGGATTAGTTAAAGTAAAAGTAGCTGGATCAGCACTGCTAGTACCTTGCTCGCTGTTATTAACCCATACTCCGTTAACTAAATCAGTCCCTGTGTCATCTGAAACTAAAGATATTACTTCCCATCCATTTGTACCTTCGTAATCTATTGTTTTAAAAGTCTTTACTCTTGTAGGGTCAGGATTTAATATTAATTTAACAGAAGACTTATTACTTGTTCCGTAAAAGCTACCTCTATTAACATCTGTAGAATAGTGTTTCCATACCGATGTACCATTTGTTGTAAAAAACTTACCTTGAGAGCTAAATCCGCTGCTTGGCTTGTAGTCATAAAAACTAATCCAACCATTAGTAGATTCTTCAAACCCTAAAGTATTATAGTTGCCGTTGTTTTCTTGCAAGGATACTACATAGTTTTTGTTATATATATCGTAAGAACCAATAATTTTACCCGTAGTACCTACTAGCGATAGCTTATCTCTAAAGAAATCTACCATGCCGTAATTCGATATTTCAGTTATACCATCTCTTGACAGTCTTAAAACTGCGTTTCTATTACGATCAGTAAAGTATTTTTGATAGCCATAAACAGCAAAAGATTCTGGGTTTGTAGATATACCATACTCTCCAGCATATGAAACTATTTGACCTATAACTAAATTGGCTGTGGTTGTTATAGCTGAGCCTTCAGCGGAATATATAGCGTCCTTGTCTATTAAAGCTCTATTAACTTTATCTTCTTGAAATATTATTAAGTTAGTATCTTCAGCGTAAAGCTTTTGTATGCTACCACCAGAAGGATCAACACTTCTAGTTATCTCTTCGGCTGTACTAAATTGATTAGATTGGTTTACGCCTGTCCTGGAATTAAATATTCCTGAATATATTAATGAATTTTTTCTACGCTGCTGGGCATCGTTATCTTCTACGATATAAGCTTTTACACCTAAATCAGTAGAAGTATTATTATAACCGCCTCGTATTCTAGATTCTTCTATGTACCAATCTTCTTGAATTACACTAGTAGTTGGAGATGTATAATTAGCACTTCCTGTCTCACCGTTTCCAGCAGGCAAATCAGCTAATCTCTTCATGTAAAATGAGTTAAAATATCCTACTTCTAATGTTATTGGCATATTATATTTATTACTTGTTTTTTTCTTTTATTACAACGGAGCATCATCACATGGATCTCCCACATAATTTGCGTCTCCAAATTCAACTGTAAAGCTAGTTGATAAATTTTGAGGAGACAAGTTGCATTGACCACCACTTATTCTTGTGCTTAAAACTTTATATTCTCCAGGTGTATCAAAAATCTTTTCTATAAAAACAGTATCATTAACACCTACTTGCAATGTTTCATTATACACGGTAAATCCACTAGAGTCTACGGCTTGACTCCAGCTACCTGATCCGACAGGTTTATGTTGAATCGTAAATCCAATAATATCATCATCTTGTCCAGCGCTTCCACCTACATTTGCTAGAGTTGGCTTTATGAATAAAGCCCCCTGTAATAAAGCTCCGGTTGTGTTATCTACAGGTGTTATACCTGGAGGAATTACACTTGTAGGGTTGCGCGCAAGAACATTATATACATCTGATTGATTTACTCCAGGGTATGTAACTGTAAATCCATTATTTGTAACAGATTCAGCTTGTTCGTTTACCTCTATAGCGTCATTAAAAAACTGAACCCTAAGAGCACTTTCGCACCTAGTGGTTAAACCGGCTTGCCACCCCTCGCATAAAGCTTTGTTTACTCTAGGGTTCCCAACCTGAAAAGTCAAAGTTGCTGTATCTGATAAGCCGTTTCCGTTAAGATCAGTTACTTTTATACCTACATTATAAAGGGTGTTATCAATTAATTCTTCTGTAGAAGTTAAATCACCTGTATCTTCGTTTATAGAAAAATCCGTTCTAATCGGGTCTAACGACCACTTTAACTCTTCCGTATTAACACTTGTATTGGCACTGCCGTTTACAGCTGTTAATGTATCTATTATAACTTGGTTCGCTTGTGTCGTTACGCCTGTAGGCTGAACGAATGAACCTATTACTGGAGCTGAGTTCTTTAAGGATATATTTGGCAATGTTATAGGGTCGTCAAAATCTCCTGCTCCACTTGTGTAACTTGTGTTAACAGTTATAGTGTATACACCTGAACCTGAAGTATCAACATCTGTGTTATAAAAAAACGTAGTGTTAGTTTTAATTTCAAAGTTTTGTCCATTTGGTGTTATCGTAAAAGGAAGGTTATTAGGATCAAAAGCATTTCCGTCCGCGTCTATTATGCTTATACTGTTTATAGTAATAAGAGAAGCATTTATTTCGGTTCCAGCTCCGTCTTTAAATTTAAAAGGCGTTCCTACTATAGTTGGATTTGTTACATTTTCAAAAAATTCAGCAGCTACAAAGTTAGAGCTTGTCAACCCTCCGTATTGGGAATCAACCAAAGCATTTAATTCTGCTAAATTTCCAGATAATGATGTTTCCCAAAATATATCCAACAAAGATTCAACCGGGTTTGTTTCAGCTACTGATAAAAAAGGCACCATAGAGAATACAGGACGAGTAGGAGGCGAAGGTGGGGCGTTTACAGAAAAGGTAGTAACATAAGCACCTATCGGATTGTTTATATTTTCAGATTGATTACCTTTTATAACAAAAGGGTTTGAATCTGCGCTATACAAAGGAGCGTCTGGCCCTGTTGTACCCCATGGTATTCTACCCGTAGGTTCTGGAACTTCGTTTACGCTTTCTACCCCATTAGCCACTACGCCTCCAAAGTAATTGTAAGTTTGTAATATAGCAGACTCACCGTATTCTCCACTCACAGCATTTGGTTTAAAAGGTATGGCTTGTATTTCCATATCTCTCACTGTAGCTATTTGTATAACCTCTTGTTCTATACCTGATGGATAGTACTGAGCGTTCCAAGCTTTAGTCTTCGGATATACAGCTCCGCTTTTATTATTTATAAGCGGATTGTTAACTCTAATATTTAAGCTTTCATCACTTCCATAGTCTCTATCGTTAGGCCCTACTTCTTTTAGATTTCTAGGTATCTTGTTTACGTTGTCGCCTAAAAGAGTTGTGAAAAAACTTTTGTTTCTTTCGTTATTTTGAGTTACAGGGTATCCATTCACAAACCCAGGTAAATAAACATTATAGTATTCTTGCTCTGTCTGTTTTACAACTACTTTATAAGAGTACCATCCAAGTGGGTTATCTGCAGAGTAAATACCAGGTGTGCCTAACGCTATATTGTAAGTTGATTGCACCGCTTTATTTAAAGTAACGACCAAGGCATCTCCTAGCCAATCTAAAATTGCGTTAGAAGTTTGATCAGCTAAGGTATTATAAGGATGAAAAACAGTAGATCCCGATATACCAGGCACATTGTCGTAAGATGATAAAATTACATCCGACTGTCTTCCGTATCTATCTGAAAGCACAAAGCCTACTTGATATGTTCTATTTTGTTTTAATTGATGTTTTGGGTATTGTGTATAATTGTCAAACTTAGTAGATTTATTACTAGCATTTGCACTAAAATCTATTGAGTTAGGCCCTGTATGTCTGTCTAAATAGTTTCCATAAACAATTCTATTACCTATAACTTCCTGAGCTAGCGCTCTTACAGGAACTTTATCAGATACTCTTGTTACTTGATTATTAGGTAATGTTTTGTATGGCTTTGTGGAGCTGTAGTCATAGTCTAAAAAGTATTTGGTGTTTATACCGTGGATAGCATCGTGAAATACTATTGAAGAAAAAGTAGGAGATGGATTAGCCATCTCAACAGTGTCAAGCACTTTTACAGCTAACGCATCCGATTCCTTATATAGTATGTCGATGTCGGTTATCTTGAAGCTGTTCGTTAAACCTGCCGCTGTACTCGACATTACAGGTATTTTTAAAAGTATATTGTTTATATTATTTTCAAACCACGTTATAATGGTAGATTTGTAAGCATCATCCATATCTTCTGTAGGAGACAATAAACCTCCGCCAAATTGACTGTATTGTTTTGGTATAAACATAGGTTGGCTAAAAGGCGCCATTAAAGAATATTCGTTATCTTCAAATTTAAATCTATAACTAAACCTTACAAACTTATCCTCTAAAAAATTATCATCACCTTTCCAATTAGCATCGTAATCAGGGTTATCACTTATTGATATAACATTTGTATTAACGGTTGTAGTTTCTTTATTTAGCTTTATAGATATAGATTGCTTAGGTGTAGCCGCATCATTATCTACTACTTCAACAAAAGAAACCCTAGTATCAGCAGATATTCCTGGCCCACTAACTAAATCACCTACTTTAGGTATTCCGTTGTTACCGCTGTATAAAAAATCAACATCAGCTCCGGTCGCGCTTATAGTGTATACAGCTGTTATTGGATTAGGTGTACCTCCTCCAGTTATAGTAACAGCCCCTGAAGAATGATTAGACATAAATAAATCCTTCTTATTAGTCATAGAAGGTCTGCTGAAATCTAAAGGAGTAGTATCTATTATAGTAACAGGAATAGATAATGTTAATGTGTTTGCTGCAACAGGAGGAATAGCTAGCGGATCTACAGCAGGTTTTCCTATAACTGTAACTAATTTTAATATTTGTTGTGCGCCAAGTTTTACTTTATCAGTAACAATATCACCTACTTTTATACCGGTAGAATCTGCTACAACTATAGTATCGGAAGCTGTAACGTCTCCATTTAAAGTTGTTTGAACTCTTTCTATAGCTAGTATTGGCTCGAAGGGAGCATATTTTGCTACAGATATTTGATCTTCTGTTGTGTAATGCGATGAATTGCTAGTAGCAAGAGCTACATTTATTTTTCTTGGCTGGTTTAAATTGTCTGTCCAAAATAATTGATTTTCAATTAAATTTATACCGGTTATTATATAACCTTGATTAAAATTTAAAAAACTACCTTGAACCAGTACTAATGGGGGGTTTGTAGAAGACAAGTCAACGCTTACTATGTAACACTTAGCGGTACCTGGAGCTCTAGTTTCATCACCTGGATTCCAATCAGTAGCCATAAAATAAGCCATACTTGAATTGTCATCAATGAATTTACCTATAATTTCAGTATTAGCTGGAGCAGCTGGGCTTAAATCACCTAGACTTGATATTTTTATATTACCTAAAACGTTTTCAAATTCACCTACAGTAGAACCTTCTGATCTACTTATAGATAAATTTCTAGCTTCCCTATATTCACCGTTAGGTATAATACGAGAGTCAAGATCTTGATTCATTTTTCCTTTAAGAAAAGTGTTTTTTATTTCAGCCATTTAATCCTAATGTTTAATCCATTTAGATTTACCTCTCATTACTTGAACTATTTCATCAAGCTTAATGTTAGATAATCTTATTTTAGCATTTCTTAATTTAGCGCTTCTATCTTGTTTTAATCTTCTAACTATATATTCAGGTTGGTTTATTCTAGAAGCTACGACAGCGTGGCTTATATGAGCATATAGAGCTTCTTCTGCCATCTTTGGTATTCTAGTATCCATATCATAAGCTAAACCGTCTGAAATGTATTCTAAAACAATTAACTTATTAGCTAAATTGCTTGAAAAAGACATTTTACCTTCCCTGTCATTTATAGTAAACCAACCGTTTGCTTGAGAATATTGTGGATCCATACCATACATTTGACCATACCCATATCCTCTACCTAAAAGTTCGTCTCTGTTATATCCGAAAAGATCTTCATTTATTACCGGATCACTAGCCCATCTGTCTTCTGTTATCGATGTCCCTTGTATGTTGTTTCCAAAACTATCTTGTATTGGTATACCTAGACTATCCTGTGTTGGAGTACTGTATGGGTTTATAGTTAAATTGTTCGCAGGATAAATAGGTCTTTTGATTCCTAGCTTGTCTATCCAAGAAACTTTAACGTAATTTACATAGTCCTGAGGTATAACTACACTGAGTCCTGGAGGTATAGTTAATTCTTGAGACTTTATGCTCTTTAAAGTATCATAACTAAATTCTTGTAAACCTCTTTTAGCGTGAAATATAATATCTGTTCTTTTACAGCTAGGTATTAATTTACCTGTTCCTACGTAGGCTATTTGAAAGTTATTAATTAATTCATCTAATTTAATATAAGAGTAGCTATCATAGTTGTTTTCTACTGCTTGACCAAATGCGTCCTTGTTGCCATAATTACCTCCGTTTGTAGATTTTAATTGAACAACAACATTGGTGTTTAAAACTAAGTTAGCGGCTATTTCAATTTCATTACCAGTTACCGTATAAGGTGATACGTATTCCGTATATGTTAATGATCCAGCTGGAGCTGTGTATAATTTAAAATTGTTTAAAGCATAATTAACCTGCAAAGGATCGTAGCTACCAAAAACTAAATTAGTATCAAAAGTAGTTGTAAATTTTTGATTTGTTCCTGCAGCAGATACAAATTGCTGAGAACCTGCATAATACTGTTGATTATTTTCAGTGATTAAACCCATGGTTTATTATGATTTTTCGTTAATGTCTTCTTGTTGAACTTGTTGAGATGCTACTTGTATTATAGTAGGGTCCTGTATTATAACTCCAGAGTACACAAGTATACCGCTTATTAAATCTACTTGCTCTGAGGTATGCAATTCAAAGTTTGTAGAGGATGATGGGTCATATAAGAACTGACCTAAAGATCCAATAGAGTATCCCCATTGTACTTGGTTAGGTTTCTTTATATAGGAAACCTGTACATTTGAAGTAATAGATGTAGGAAATAATTCTATTTTGTTATTTTCATATAAGAACACCGGTTGAGAAGTTGTAGGTGCTATTAGCGGTGCTTTCTTTATTTTATACCATTCATTTCTATCTACCATTTGAGCTTCCACTGTGTCATTGTATATAACGGTACCTAGTCTATAAAAATCTGATGGATACAACTCTGCAACTATAACTTCATTAATAGCAGGTGCCGTAACAAAAACTATATTATTCGATGTTGTATTAAATGAGTACTGTGCTGGAGAAGTTTGCAGTACCCCGTTTTTATACACCTTAATTACAGCTTCTTGTGATTGAGATGCTGACCAATTAGTTACGTTATATATTTTATTTGTAGCAGGGTTTGGCAAAGCTGGCACTGTAAATGTTTGCGTAGTAGTAGCAGTGGTCGCTGTTGTAGGTAAGTTAAAATAAGGAGCGCTGTACGTAGCAGGTCCTATTCTTTTAAATATATCGATTTTTTCATCAATATTTTTTACTCTATTGGCATATTCGCTATCGTTTTCCGGTATACGAAGCTGTTGATTTAAGTCGCTCATATATTTTTCAAATATACCTAACTGCACTTGATTACCTACTTTACTAAACTCGTCAGGTGTTATATAACCTCTTTGTTGTTGATTGAGTATTAATAAGACAGTTTTATAAACTAAATCTACGTTTATAGCCATTATTTTGTTTTTTTGTTATAATATGACCGACCACTTAGAGTAGCCGGCCTATATTAATGATTACATGTTAATTTAAGTTTTTCTCTACAGATCTGAAAACTTCAACACCTTCATCGGTTTTAAAGTAAGCTGCCATCGCAGAGTAAGGATTTTCATCAAAAGGAATTGTCATTAGCTTCCTTCCATTGGATCCCCAAGTAAATGTTCTTTGATCTTGTGATAAAATTATAATACCAAGCTCTGAAGCTCTAATAGCTACATTTCTTAGCTGTACGTTTTCATCATTTGCTAAGTCTATGAATAATGCTGCATTGTTTTTAGCAAACAACATCAAGTCTCTTTTTAACTCCTTAGAGCTCATATTGCTAACTTTAGAACCTAATTCAACTCTTAGTATAGCTTCAGCTTGATCAATATCCATTTCTCTAGCGGCATTCAAAGCATCAATTTGCATATCTAGTATGTCTAATTCGTCTTCAGCTTCTTCAACAGCACTAAATTCTTGGTATATTTTATCTTTTAAAGGATGATATAGGGATAACAATTTTTGTAGATTTTGCTTTTCCTTAGGTACAGTTAATGTGCCGTCAAGAAATCTTATGTGCCCCATAGTGCATTCTCCTTTTTGTTCATCAACAAGAGGAGACTCTTGGTTTGTAGCATATCTTATCTCTCTTTGCTTTCCAGATTTTATGTCAAAATAAAGTAAAGCATGCTTTCTAGTATGCCTACCTGGTATCGTTAGAGTTAAAGGGGATTTATTACCTTTTAAAAAATATACTCTATCTTTTATTTCCCAACTTGGTTTTGTTGGTTCTACTTTTGGAGCGGCTTTAGCCACTTCTTTTTGCTGAGGAGCAACCTCAACTTTTTTTGCTGGTGCTTTTTTTGCAGCCATAATATAATATAATTAAATAGTTTGTAAGTGTGACAATAGCTAGTATATAATAATAGTAGTAGGCTATCGTCGTATAAAAGTAATAATTACCCCCGTAGTTATTACGAGGGTAATATTACATTAATTTGAATCCTTAGATTCCTTTGAATAATACAAAGTTGTTAGCACCTTGAGTTACTAAACATCTTTCAGATAGGAAGTTTACTTGCATTGCATCTAAATCAGATGTTGCAGCGCCTCCAGCTGAACCAGTTAACCAAGACTTCATTCTTCTATCATCAGATTGAGAAGCTCTATATCTTACGTGTAAGAAAGGTCTTCTGATGTTAGTTCCTAAGATTTGGTCATATACTGTAGAAGTTCCAGCAGGTACTAATACACCTTCGATAGAGCTAATACCATCAACACCTCCACGAGTAGAAGCATCGTTTAAGTATTTCCAGTCAGTTTTATAGAAGTCATAAGAACCTCTTCTGAATCCAGAGAAACCTAAGTTCAATGCCATTTCTTCAGAGTTTTCAAATAATCCATAAGCAGTACCACCTTGAGCACCTCCAGAGATTGCAGCTAGCATGTCATCAAAATCTAAAGACGTTTGTCTTTGTAAGAATAGCATGTTTTCTTCAATTGCTCCTTGAGTATCTAGGTTTTTTAAGATAGCATCAAATTCATCAAGTCCAGCAGCAGCAGTAAATCCTACTTCTACGTTTCCACGAGTTTGAATAGCTGAAAATAAACCTTGCGTTCCAGGTAATCCAGCAGCAGCATTTACACCTGCAGCAATCTGGTTGTACTCACCTTCTACCATAGACATTTCTAAATAGTCTTCAAAACGTAATCTTGTTTCAGATTCAGCTTTCAAGTACCATAAATATCCAGAAGTTCCGTCTTCAGTAGCAACTTCTACCCATCCAATTTGAGCCATATCAGAACCTGATACTTGGTATTGGCTTCTGATAATGATAGGTGAGTTAGAATACTGAGTTAATTGAGGGTCAACGCTAATACGTGCAGCTGAATTACCAGCTCCAGCGCCTAAGTTAGTTCCTTTCGTGTAAGCAGATCCATATACAAATACTTTTAAACCAGGTATTGCTCCTACAGCTGTAGCTCCTGCTACAAACTGAGTAACCAGTCCTGCTCCGTTAAAAGGCGCAACTGTAAAGTTTCCACCAGCTCCAGGTACAGTAGCTGTTACGATAGCTTTTACTTCAACTCCTGTTACAGGATTTAAAAGTACAACAGTATCGTTAATAGATACAACATTGTTTACGTTAGCTGCAACAGTAATTACGTTAGTAGTACCAACGTTAGCTCCGATACCTATACCTTGATAAGATATATGTAATCTGTTTTGCTCAGACCAAATTACTTGATCAGATGTCATTGGCATTTCAGCGCCAACCATTTTTAAGAATCCAGATAACGTTCTGTTTCCATAACGCTCTACTTCTTGTTCATAAATTTCCGGCAAATATTGTTGCGCGAAAGTTGCTCCACCAGCACCAGCTGCATTAAATTGCAGGTAGTTTGTAGATAACAACTGTTGTGTTTGAGATGGTATTAAGCTACCAAATTGAGGAGTTAAACTCATAATAATTGTTTTTTAGTTAAATTTTTTAATTTTTAGTTTTGAAGAATCCGAGCCACTAGTTACAGACTTAACTTTTAAACCATTAATAAAACCATTTACTGGCCTTGCTTGCGTGCTAGGATTTTTAGATTTACCTATAATTTCTTTGGTAGCATCCGATTTACCTTGCTCGTAAAAATGATTAATAATTTTATCCGCATTAGTAGCTGTAAAAATAGCTTTGTGATAACCCTGAGGATCAGTTACATTACCTTTCTTGTCTAAGTACTTACTTACAAAATTGTTAATGCTTGATTGCTCAGATGCTACCTTAGCAGGATCTTGAACTCCATACCTAAACTTTTTATCACTGACTGTAAAATCAAAACCTTTGAAATCTTCAGCGAAATATTTATTAGTTTTGGACATAAAATCCTCGTGCTGTTGTTGCGCTACTTTAGCGTCTTCGTTGTATCGGTTGAAAAAATCTGTTGCTTTTTGTTGTTCCTGAGTTACGCCGGGTCTCAACTTGATTTCGTCGTAGTATTTACTCTTGGTTTCTTCCAAAAAGCTTTTAGCTTTTGCAACTTCTTCTTTAAACGCAAGTTTCTTTTTGCGTATATCTCTTTCCTCATCTATATCTTCGTCGTAATCGTAATCTTCTAACATTAGATTAACGTCTTCTGATTCTAAATAAGGTTTTGTTTTTTTATAATACTGTTTTAATAGTGCTTTGTCGTCAACGCTTGAATAATCTGCGTTTAGTCTAGTATAGTCCTCTATTGTCCCACCTGTTTCTTCCATAAAAGCAACAAGCTTTTCTATGTTTTCCGGTAAAACTCTTTGCTCAGTTACTTGCTTATGCTCTTCAGCTGTTTCTTGCGATTGATTATTTGTTGACGTATCGTCATCACCTTCTTCAATTAATTGTATAGGTGAATTTATTTCTTCTTCGGGCTTCCGTACTTCTTGAGCCACTCCTTCGCTGTCTGCACTGTTTTTTGATTCTTTGACAGCAGCATCGCTATCATCTGTCTTTTGTGTTTGAATGGCATTTGGATCTTGATTTAATTCATCTTTTGGGATTACCACTTTTGTAACAGCATCAGGTACGTCCACCAAAGGTTCCTTGATGCTAACTTTAACTGTTGCTTGTTCCGTGTTCGCTAATTGTTTTGGCTTTTTTGCTTTTCCTTTTAAGCTAAAATCGCCTTCTTGTTTTACTTCTGACATAATATAATATAATTAAATAGTTGTTTGTAATTCTAACTAGGGCCAAACTCTTCTAAACCAAACCCACCTAAAACATCATTCCCGGATGACTCGAAATTTTTAGGTAATCCTTCTGTTTGTCTTTGGTTGATTAATTCAGATTGTTGTGTTCCTTGTAGTTTTATTCTTTGATCTTTTCGATCTTCAATTTCTTGTTCTTTTGCTTTTGTTGCACCCATCTGAGCCTGAGCTAGTTGTATATTGTAATTAAACTCTTCAGCCATTAACTCTCTTTTTATTTGAGCTTCTGTTTGCATACGTTGTATTTCAAACTGCGACTTAGCTTGCTCTATGCTTACTTTCTCTTGAGTTAACGCTTGTTGTTTCTGCACTTCAGCCATAGCCGCTTTTTCGGCAGCCTCAGCGTTTGCTTGTGCTTGGGCTTGTATATTTGCTTGTTGCTGCTCTTGTTCTCTTTTTATCTTTTGCGTTTGCCTAAGTTTTAAAAACTGATTAGCAAGTTTTAGATTTTTTATTTGTCGAATATCGATAGCATCGGATAAAGCAATTGCTCCTGTTTGTAGAGCCATTTGTATATTCTGTTCTAAAACAGCTTTTTCTTCGTCCTCAGGTTCTAGATCTAAGTATATACCAAAGTCGTGTATCTGTAAATTTATTAATTCTTCTAAAGTTTTAGCGTTAAATGTGCTGATAGCATTTGTCAATGCGTTTTCATTTAGAGGATTTTGCAATACGTCTGCAACTTTTAAACTAATGTTTTCGCAAGTTCTAACAGTAATATACAGCAAAGAATCTAGCAAATGCTTAGTAGCAATATTGGATGCGTTAGCAGCCATCTTTTGCAATCCTACAAGTGAATCTTTAGCAGGTGCGCTACCATCTCTTGCTTCATTTAATCCAGTAACATCACGAATCATTTGTAAATAATACTGATATGTACCAATTAAACTTTGTATTTTAGCTTGCCCTGACGACGTTGATAATTCCTGCACAGGTACTTTACCTCTATTTAATTCACCGTCTTGAGTTAATGATCTACCTACGATGGAACCAGTTTGAAAATACATATTTAATGCTTCAGCTGGATTGTAATTTGTGCCGTTACCTAAATCAACTTCGGCTAAACCGTCCATATCTAAAAATACACCGTCTGGCACTATTCTAGACATTACTTGTTGCAGTTTAAGATGCGTCAGTTGAATCATATCTGCAAAGCCTGTTATTTTACTAACTATTGATTCTATGCGTCCCTTATACATTCTAGGCGCTGATATACAGTAATTCATCATTACTTTTGTAGTGTCAGCTGTTGGCCTTGTCATATTTTCAGCCATTTTCCACTCTAATAAATGATCTGTACCGAGAACCTTTGCTCCGGTGTATAACACCTCTATAGTTCTGGATACTCTTTCAAAATTATCGTTTTCAGGTGGATTAAATGTATCAGGCTTTGCTAATGCTTTTTCCAGCCCTTGGTCTGTCTTTTTTATTTTAAACACCTGGTCCATGTAAGTTTTGTATTCAAAATACATTACCTGTACAGTATTCTCATCATAATTACCCCATCCTGTTACGTATTGTCTATTATTAGGGGTTTCTTGTATTCTTCTTAATTCATCTTCCGATATATTTGGAAATTCTTTTTTAAGTTCAGGTAAAGATATAGACTTTACTTCACCTACATAATATATGTCTTCAAAGTTAGGATCTTCGGTATATGAATAAACCATATTAGCAGGGTCTACATATTCAGTAACAATGCCCTCTGCTTTATTAAACCTAGTTTTATTAGCTCCAATACCAATAGTAGTTAAATCGTACGCTACTCTTTTCTTAATCTCGTCGTATTTATTAAAACTTAAGACATTGTTTATAACTTCTTCTTCTGCTATTTCTACATTTTGTTTGTAAGTCATCTGCAAATGAACATCCAATTCTTCTCTGCTTTCCGGTAAAGCTTCCATGTTTCCAGTTAAAGAAAAGTCCATGCCAATATTCTCTTTAATGTTTACTAAAGCCTGCTTAGTATTCATATCTTGCTCTACAGCAGCAGCGTAATCAGTTCTGCTTTTTACAGAAAAAGGGTCTTGAGCAAAAGCTGTTATATCGTATGATTTATTAGACATACCGTTTACGACAATATCTACAAACTTTGCTATTACCGCAACAGGCTTCCAATCTAAATTAAGATATGACAAATCACCGTTTATAGATAACTCATCTTTGTATTTTTGCACTGGCTGTTCACCTCTTGCATATAATCTAAGTGAATGAAAATTGTTCCAATTTGTTAAGTATCTATTACCTCCAGATCTACCTTGGTTAAACCATTCTTGCTCAATAGCTTGAGAAACCTGTAGACCGTAATCTCTACTTGCTTTTACCTCATTGCTTTCAATTTGGCTAGGAAATGCACTGTTAGTGTTTGTGTATATTTTCATTTATTTTATTATTTTAGACAAAGAACCTCTATTGTCAAACTTTTTAAATCCTAAATTGTAAATTTTCTTATGTACAGGACTGTTTGGTGCGTATAAATTTTTATTGCAAGCCATTATAGCCAACCCTGAACTTATAGAAGCATCGTGCTTTGTCCTGTTATTTATATTAAACTTAGCCCAATCTTCAAGTGTTCTTTGAAAATACATATCACCGTAGCCTTCTTTGTTTTGGCCTACAAAAGTTTCTATGTATGTTTCTATAGCTGCGGCATGAGCCTGTTTAATGTCTTCACTTGAATTAGGAATTCCCCCTATCTCTCTTTCGGTTATCGATAATTTATTGTACTTCTTGTCCGGTCTATTCATAGAGTAACCCCTGTAGCCTCTTCTTTTAAAATGATAAAGCAATCTAGGCTTATTGTTTTCTGCTAATATTGGCATACCGTAAAATACGCAAGCCATTAATACATCTTCAAAAAACATTTCAGCTGTTTGCGGTCTAGCTATATATTCTAAAAAGAATCTATTAGGCGGAACATCTTCCATGCTAAACTTAGTTAAACCATGCAGGGCTCCATTAGAACCTCTATTATCTACTGTACCTGATATATCATAACTGTCGCATCCGAAAGCGCCACAGTGCTCATTACCAGGATATCTTGTATTGCCTTTTGTTATTACTCTGTTTTGTAATTCAACCGGAGGAACCCACGTGATTTTAAATCTACCATTTTTGTTAGGCATAAATAAAACCTTAGAATCTTTTATACCATTTTCCCATTGGAAGCTTCCTGTAGTTACTATCGAGCTATTTCTTAGATCTTCATTGTAATCTACTTGTTCGTATATTTTAGTAAGATTAAACAGTGACTGCTTTGTTTCATCTCTAAAAGCGTGTTGCTCTGTTCTTGGAAACTGGCGATAGTATTCATTTAAACCGTCTTGATCACTCTTTAAGCCATCAACTTCGTTTTGCCAATAATCAATAACTCCTTGATCTATTAGATCTCCTTGCGGCCCCTCAATTGCATCTTTCGGCGTGTTGAATACAGGAAATCCATAAGAATCAATGTATCCTTCGTAGTTCCATTCCATAGGTATGAACAAACTATAGAGTCCTGAACGAGTCTGTCCATTGGCGTTTCTTTTTTCGACATCTGAATCATAATAAAGTTTTTTAAAATTCTCTCCTCCTTTGTCTAAAGCATTTGACGTTGAACCCATCATACACTTACCTATAATTCTAGAACCTAATCTTAAACAAGTTTTAGTTACCCTCCAGTTGTTTAATATATTTGTAGGTCTTTCCCACTTTCCACTTTCGTCGTGTACTAGTAGTTTTAATTTTTCACCGTCGTACGAGTTGTCCCCGGTGTTCTTCCAGTCGATCGTTGTATCGAGACCGGTGATCTCCTGTAGTTTCTCGTTGGTGTCGAGTTTCTTACGGGTAAACTTTGACGCGGGTACCCTGTACGCGAGTTCCGTCTTCGGCCTGTCCATACCGTCCTGGATTGGTTTGAAGAAGAAGGGGTAATTAACCGAAATGGGGACGACCTTATCAGTAAACATCTTTTTGGCGTCTGGCCCTGACTTTGATAAAATGCCAAATCTTGAATCTGTGGATATTGTTGCCTGATTAACCGTCTCGCCTGATGCCATGAAAGAGAAACCTGACCGTCGGTTCTTAAGATAACACATTCCGTAACACCGTTTATCTGCCTTACAAGCTTCCCAGAATAAATAGAATAATCTGTTTGATTCCCTAAAGTCTGGTTGCCCAACATCAATTTTGGACCACTGCAAGTACATGTAGTTAGTGCCAGTAATATAAGTAGGCTTGCCTTTATTAATAAACCAAAAGCCTTCTTCACGCCTTTTAAACTCTGTGTCAATATAGTCATACCATTTTTCTTTAAACTCAACCGGGTATTCATCCCAATCAAATACTGATTTAATTTTACTTAGTTCTTTAGGATACTGTTGATACTCCCATTTGTCAGATTCAAACTCGGTTACATTTTCTTTTTTAGGTAGACCTATAATTAATCCTTGTATATTATATATTTCACCAATTTCACCAGTCTTACTTATAACAATAAGATCATGCTCTTTATTGTATCCGTATTTCCATTTCTTATACCTATTTAATCTATTGATTACTTTAGGTTTTACATAGTCTTTTAATACCGTTACTAAACTTTGCTCGTACATTACCTAGATCTTCCTTCTGCAAATCCTCTAAAAGTTTTTTCTTCTTTAACTTCTTTTGGATTATCATTCAACAAAGCTTCTTCTTCTTCTATTCTGTTGAGTATTTCAAAAGCATCGAATATAGCTAATTTTTTTGTAGCTGCAGCGTTTTTTAATCTATCAGCTGTTATATCGTCTCCAGAATCAACAATAGCTTCTTTAGCTACTTTAATTAATTCTTCAACCGCTTTTTGCCCAGCTAGGATTATACTCTTCTTCGTTTCCTTCGTGTTCATACTTAATTACAATATCATTAGATTTCATACAATAAACTCTTTGATCGTCTATAATAAAATCCCATTCACTGTTAGGCGTAAAGCCTACTACATCTCCTGGGCTTATTTTAAGCGCATCTAAGGACTTATTACCGTATTTTAGTATACCAATAAGCTTTTGCTCTTTATCTATCCTTAGAGAGTCTTTATTTTTCAAAGGCATTACAAAACATCTGTCTCCAAATGATTTCCAATCCCCTGTATTTTTATACAAATATATCTGGTCAATAGCACAAAAATATAAATCGTCTTTAAAAAATGATCTGCTATTTTTTTTAACGCCTTTCATGTCGTAGAATACTCTAAAAACATTGTGGTGTATAACTATTATGTCGCCCTTCTTTATATTTGTTTTAAAAGCTTTCGGTGTTTCAACTACGACAGCCAAATTATTTACTGACTTGAAGCTTTCTATTTTGGTATTTAAAACTAAAGTTTTATTACCGAGCTTTAATTCGTTTTCGTATCTATCACCTAAAGGTTTGATGATAAAATCGTACAAGCTTCTCATTAGTATTCTAAGTCATACTCAACGGATATTGCCATGTTAGAGTTAAATTTCTTCCATGGCATAACCTCGTCTTGTTTTTTTATAAAGATACTGTATGAGTTCGTAGAATTGTCGTGCAGTATGTCGGAGATTATGTGCCCCCCGTAAACTTGCTGCCCTACGGAATAATGCATGGCATCGTTCTTGTAATCAGAACCTATACTAATTTTTCTTATAATAGAGCTCATTAGTCTACAACTTCAAGCGTTTTTGTTTCCGGTTGTTCAGCTTCTTCATAAGTACCGTCAACTAAGTTTACAGTTATGTCTCCATACTGCTCTTTTAATTCAGACTTTACGCCTTCCAGTGTTTTCACTGATTCAAAGTGTGCACCTAGAAACTCTGCTTTCTTTGCTTCTAAAAAACCAATCTCTAATAATATTGCATTAATTTTTGATTGACCTTCTTTAACTAATTTTAATTGCTCTTCTGTTATTTTTTTTACTTCTGACATTTTATTTAATTTAATTGTTATACTGTTATAGTTACGCTATTTATTCTGAAATTACTTCTTCTTCTTCAATTGGTGGTGGAACCTCTGCGTTTCTTGGAAATCCATAGAATTGATGCGCTGAAGCATCACCTGGGTAAACCTCATTTGAGCCAAAGTCTAAGTCGTCTGTACTCATTATATCATAAGCCCATCCTGGGTAATATACAGGTGGAGTTA